TTTCAATTAATTCATTATTCATTTCTTCAATAAATAATTTAGCTTCTGTTTCAATGTCGTTAGATATTTTTGGGTCTAGCTCAACACGTACACATTTATATTCTAAACCCTGCAATCGATCATCATAGCTCACAAAGTCGCACCAGTTGCGGCCAGTGCAAATCATTTGCGTATGCATCTGTAAAATATATTTGCTAGGTATCTTTCTTGTTTTTAAAAAGTCTAAATGTGTCGCAGTGTTTGGGCACTTGATCTCAATAAGCCCATCATCACCTACTAAGCCGTCAGGAGAAGCCGCTAGGCCAATTATTGTGGGATGATCTACTAACCCCTCCTCTTTAACAAACAAGCCTTTAGAAGCCTCATATGCGCCCCTGGCTATAGGCTCTAGATCCGTACCTCTTTGCATAGCAGCGTTTTTGTAAAAGTCTACGCTCTCCCCGCTAAGTTTTTCGCAGATTAATTCCATCATGTAATTTTTGCGAGATGCGGCTGGGCCTGATTTAGTCTTAGCCATTACATCCGCCATGCGTGATGCGGTAATTTTGCCAAGCCTAGCGGCAAACCATTCTGGTGTTAACTGTTCCATTATTGATCCCCAAATAGCTGAGTCTTTCTTATGTCTTTCATCTTTGATAGTTCGACTAGGGCAGTAGTGCCTTTGTACTTTGTGTTAATAGCAACCCATATTGTAACAAGTTCGTCTATGTCCTTGCACTCGAATATAGATTTAACCTCGGCGGTTATGTCAAACTCTTCTTTAATTGGCGCTTGAGTATCTGCGTCCTTAGTATCATCAATAGCAAACAAGCCATTAAGTGCATATTTTCGAGCGTAACTTGATGCGGTTCCGGTTATTTGGCTATCATCCATACCCTTCTTTGATAATGATTCACGAGCAAAGGCGGTGGCAGACTCTAAAACTTTGCCATCTTTTTTCAAGTTAGCCGTTGCTTTGACGTAAATTCGATCACCAACCATAACAATGTCATCATTGATAACGACGTAGCATTCTGCGGCAGCTAATGGCGTTTTAAGAGCTTCTAGAATATCTTCGCATGATCTGTACTTGTATTTGCCGAAACCATTTACCTGCGATTTGGGTGCCTTTAATGACTGTTGTATTTGTAATAGTTCGCTCATGATTTACTCCTCAATAGTTATTATTGGATTTATAACACAGCCAGCTATTTGCTCCTCTTGATAGCGTGCATTGTATCCTTGATCGTATTCTTCATCCTGGTTGCTCATATGCTTGCCTGAATACATACAATCGTAATAACCTCGCAAGAAATCATAAGACTTTGGTATAAGCTGTTCAAAAGTTAGCATTATTTTATCCCCTTCAATGCGTTATAACGTCTCATGTATTTAACGCTATAGCTATTCTGATAATCAGCTTTACTGGCTACATGGTTATCGACTATCTCAAAGCGATTATTTGCTTTAAGTATTAGAGCCGGTGCGGCCTCGGTTATAAATTGTTTTTTAGTTGCCATTGTCATGATTTAGTCCTATTATTCGTGGCTATCTAACATTTTTATAAAAGTTCCGTAAAGGTGGAGGCACTTTAATCCTTGGTTATGACACTCATCAACGCCAATATCCTTAAACGTAAACTTATGATCTTTATATTTCCATTCCCTGCCGTAATAATCAAAAAATAATTTACCTTCATTTTCCATCATGCAAACTACAAACTCTTTTGCTGTTTTAAATTTCATTATCATGATTTAGTCCTGTTAGTTATTTAGTTAATCGTCGTTAATTCCAGCATTCCATTGCTCAATGTTTTTAATATCGCTACCGTATATCACTCGCATACATACCCAGCATTGTATTAGCTCTATGCACTCGCACCTTTTGCCAGTATTGCAATCGCATTGCCAGAAGGCAGGCTTTTGATTGCAGCAATGTTTAGGCTCTAAGTGCATGGTTCAATTCTATTTAGTTGAGCAAGATCGGCAGAAATATAAGCCGCATGTTGATTCGTAAGTTTTGTATGATTTACTGCAATAAGCACAAGTCACATTGATTATTATCATTTGGCCACCTCGTTAAGTTGCATACAGAGTAAAGCTTTATAATCATACAGTCAACACTTTATTATATTAAATTTATATGATTTATTATATTGATATTATATATCATTATGTGTTAAAGTTAAATCTAAATTAACAGGGATTGAATATATGCCTCGTACACTAGCACCAATTAAATTAACTACTGATATCGATCAATGGTTAGAAGACAAGAAAATAGAAACAGGCAATTCTTATAGTCAGATTGCTAGGGATGCCATAAGGACAGCAATGGAAAAAGACAAACGTAAAAACAAATAGGTGAACAACATGAAAACATTATTAATATTATTAGCACTAGCATCAACAACAGCAAATGCCGCATCAATAAAGGGCGGGTATTGGGCTTGCGTGAGTAAAGATCTATTCAACCAGATTACGGCCGCAACAGTTAAGGGTGATGTTCCAGCGGTTAAATATCTAATAAAAAACGGCTGTTTTGGGCCGAAGGCTGGGATACCTATATCTATCCTTGATACAAGCTGGGGAACGGCTAAGGTTCGCGCTTATGTAGGTAATCAAGCTATTGTGCTTTGGACTAATACCGAAAACATAAACAGATAGCTAACACATTATTATTTAGCTGTAGTATAAGAGAGGTAGAATATGACAATAGTTATAGGGAAATTAAATAGATTAATATATGAAAGCAACGACAAAAATTATCATGTTTACAATCTAAAAGCTGGTTCCTGTAAAAATTGCAGCGCTGTTTTTTACGGCCCTAAATATCCTGATGTACTTAAAAGCGTTGAATATGTTTTGCATGGCGAATTTTATAAAAATAAACAATTTGGCAGGCAGTTTAACATTACGAAGTTTAGAAGGTTTGAAGCTGTCAAAGGCTTTGATGTTGCTGAAAACCTTACATTAAATAAAGCAGTTAAAATACTAGGAGATGTTTAAATGTCGCTAAATCCAAAAACGGGAACATAAGAAAAAATAGTTTTAGATAAGCTATTAGAAAAAGGGAATGAGGGTATAACAATTCTTGACTTTCCAGAACATTTAAATATAACTTCTGGGGTAATTGATCACATTATAGGCAAGATAAGAAGCGGTACTTTTGAAACAGAGCAATCTGAATCTACAGATAACTTGATAAAACATTAATAAAGGTGATATATATGACTAGCGCAACAAAGATAAAAAATAATAAAATGATTGTAAAAGTATCAGAAGCAAGAGAGATTGAAATAGTAAAGATATATCTAGGTGTTAATTTAAAATTAGAATTAATCAAAAATGATGACGGTAATCATTATTACAACTGTATCATGAACCCATTTCAAGAGGACGACATTGCAACTATTACAGCTTATAAATTATGGAATAGGCAATATGCTGATTCTAGCTTTTGTGCTATTTCAGACATAGCCTTTACATATATGAAATGTGTAGAGGAAGCTTTAATACTTATACATGAGAATAGTTTTAATAACCATTAATCTGTAGTATACTCAAGCTTAGTAAGCGCAGATGTGAAGCTCTGTAAAAAAAGAATGGCACTAAAGACTTATTAAATTAGCCCCTTTGGTTGTCATACCGTTTCCACAATCACCCTTGATTACTGTCATTCGCGGTAAGTTTCACCAGTCAAGGGGGCTAACCTAATAGGTTGTTATATGTCCGGTTGGATAAAATTACACAGATCACTTTTAGATTGGGAATGGTACACCGATGCCAATACCATGCGCCTGTTTACTCACTTACTTTTAACCGTTAATTACGAGCCTAAGAACTGGCGCGGTATTGATATTAAGAGAGGCCAAATAATAACCAGTGTTGATAAGTTATCGCAGCAAATTGGCCTCTCTTCACAGAAAATTAGAACGTCATTATCTAAGCTAAAATCAACTAACGACATAACAATCAAAACAACAAACAGAAACACGCTTGTAGGCATTACAAACTATGACATCTATCAATCAAAAAGTGATGAAGTAACAAGCCAACTAACAAGCAACTTAACAAACAAACAACAATCAAATAACAATCAAATAACAACTACTAAAGAAGTAAAGAAGGAAAGAATAGAAGAAGATAAGAATAAAGACTTGTTTGAAGCGCTATGGTTATCAAGTCATAAAAACGGCAGCAAGAAAAAAGCTTTAGAATCATTTAATAAAATGGCATCTAAAAAAACAAGCGTTCCAGAGTTTACACAGTTTTTAATTGACGACACTAAAAAACGGATTGCGGCTGATCAAATGGGTTTTGCTCAAATGCATATGACAACGTATCTTAGCCAAGATCGTTTCAATGATGAGATCAAAAGCGGAGAATCTAATGGAGCCAATAAATTTCAACCTAAGCGCAAAGAAAGCGCAATTGAAGGACTATACCGAGAGCAAGCCGCAATGGATGCCAAACGAGAAGCATCTCGAAATAATGGAACGGTTATGGATTCGGATGGCTCAATTATATCCACTCAAGTTTATAGCGGCTCAGGGGGCGCACATTGAAAATGGACAATATACCGAAAATTTTAAAGGCTGGACTAACGAGCTTGCACACTTTGACGCAAAGGCATGGCGGCGAGCTTATACAAGAATCGAGCATGATATTAAAAAAGACGCTCAAGAGGGCAAGGAAAGCTGGCCGCCAAGTTCACTGGCAATTGTGGCTTATGCGGAGACGGGTATTGGAGAACGCAGTTTTAAAGCGTTTGATAGAGCGACGGCAGTGGAAGATATTACAAAAAAAGAGGAGAGATACGAAGCAGGCAAAGAGCAATGCAAAAGCTTATTATCCCTATTCGACTGATAATACAACGATGCATGAGCGATTAACTAACACAGATTGGGCAGAATAATATGAATGAAATGCAATGGGCAGAAATGGAAGCAGAAATGATTGCTAAAGAGGACGCATATTTTAAATCTAGATCACCACTAGACCACGAAGATAACAGGCAAATTTGGCGAGCAGGTTTTGAACGCGGATACCGTACTGAAAGGTTATCTGAGGGTGCAAAAAGAATAGAGCCTCTTCAGATGGGGAAAAAAACTACAAGCGGCTAACACTATAAAACACAGGTTAATAAAATGAATAATAAATCTAACTTAGGCGAATCTTTTAAATACAATCAAATGCAATACAGGCTAGGGCCGCGAACTTATGCGCTAATGTTAATCAACAATGATTGGATAACCTCATCAAAGACTAACAAAGAGCTTGTCAAGATATTAAAAGCCCAAGCTAAACATATTGAATACACAGCAGCAAAGCGGCGAGGCGAGTTTAAAACTCAATGTTTGAAGAACATGACTAACCGCATAACTTACAAAGAAGCTATACAGGCAATAGCAGACGTTGCAGCGGGGACTTACACGATAAACCGCATAGGTATAATGCATGGCACTGATGGGGGTGTTATCAGAAGAGCAATAATGCTTGTCGAAAAGTTTGGGCCAAAGGGGTTTTATAGATATGGATAAGCAGCCGGCAGTCACATTAAACAATTGTTTTATTAAGATACGCCAAGAGAGCCGAGACGAGATATCCGCCCAAACAGAGGCATTTTTAAAAGGTGGAGGCAAGATAGATAAAAAGCCTGATAGTCATTCAAGTTATGATGAAGCCAAAGCAGACAGCAAATTTAATAAAAACGGTCTTTAATGAGATACGGCCTATTAATTATAAGCACAATAATTATTTATTATATATTGACAATAGATATAGCACCGCTAACCAGGTTGATGTAATGACACAAAGAAAACTAACGAGAACAGACGTAGCGATGATACTAGAGCTTAGATCCTGCGGGATAGCGCTCAAAACAATCGCGTATTATGTATGGGGTATCAAAGAAGATACTCTACGTGGTCAATTAAAAACATGGAAAGCAATCTGATGTCTAAATATAATTTAATGGCAGTTATGGCAGTAATGGATATTATAAATTGTGATAATCCAACTTTCGGGCCTGCTCCAGTTAAGCAAAAAGCTAAACTAAAAAGGCCGTGCTTAAACTGCGGCAACGATAACAGTCACAATAATTCATTTTGTAGCGCTAAATGTTGCAAAATTTACAAAGCAATATAAGGGAAATAACTGTGACTAGAGACGAGGTTTTAGCAAAAACTAACGATAAATGCGGCTATTGCGGCAAAAACTTACAGGGTGTTAAATGGCATATAGACCATATAGAGCCTATGCATCGCGGCCGTGATGACATTGGTGGGAATGACTCAAATAAAAACAAAATGGCTTCATGTGTTCGTTGTAATCTATGGAAAAAAACATTCAGCGTTGATGAGTTTAGGAATGAAATAGAGCTTCAGCCAAGTAGGTTATTAAAAAACAGCGCTCAATTTAGATTAGCTTTTCGATATGACGCTGTTGTAATTACTGATAAGCCAGTAATATTTTATTTTGAATCTATGAATTTAGGCAATTAATTATGGTAGATATAGTACAGATAAAGAAGCGCACAAATAAATACGCTATAGAAATGCTAGAGGAGGCTATAGTTATGATTAAGGCCGGTAATATAACTGATGTTGCTATAGCTTATGTCACATCAAACGGCAGCATAGGATATGAAGTTAGCGAAGGTAAGCAATCGATATTATTAGGAGCTGCATTGAATATGGCTGATAGAACATTTCATAAATTGATTGACGAACAATGACTTAAAAGCTTTACATTCTCTTATATTGCTGTAAAATACTTTACATCAACTAACAAAAGAGAGACACCAACATGAAAAACAAAGTTACTGCACTACTTTTAAAATACGGAAATAATAGCGCTGACGTTAATCAGATGATTAAAGATAATTATGATATAGCACTAAAATCATACCCTGATGCAAAAGCGTCTTTTTTAGCAAAAGTTATCATCTGCTTGTGATGATAACTTCAATAGAAAAAACACACATATCCGAAATTTTAGCAGGTGATACCATATTTAAAGATGGGCACTACCTTACTGTTAGTAAAAGCAATATTAAGCGCGGTTTTTTTGGAAAAACCTTGTTCGGCGATAGTTACATGAACGGTTCAAAGCTTGTTAAAAAAGCTATTATTCAAAAGTCTCAAGTGCTAATTACAGGATTATAAAATGAGCAAGCTAACACCCATCAAAGATTACATTGACGCACATGCAGAAGGCAATCAAGCAGCGTTTGCCGATAGCCTTTTGACTTACAAGGGCAAAAAAGTAGGGCGGCAGGATCTTAGAAACTGGCGGCTGGCACTCGCGCCGTTGTACGTAGTAGATGGCAAGCTTGTTCGCTTAGTTGCTGAAATAATTAAATAGGGGTAGATCATGAAAAAGTTATACGAGCCAGATTTCATAGCATCTGCTATAAGCGACTTTCAAGTTATTAAGCCAAACCTATCAGGTGATGTATTTACTCGCGCTGAGTTTATCCGCATTGATACAGAAAACCATATGCTAGAAATTAACAAAGCATATATCAGCGGTGATCGAGAGCGTTTCTTTGCACTATTCCAAGTTATATTCAAACAGGAGAATCCAGAGCATGAGTGATTTATTTATGACAATAGGCGAAGACTTGCCGGTGCTAGTTGATTACGATTATCAACCAGCCGAATCAGGCGATCAAGAAACGCCACCAGTGCATGAAGGCGTGACAATTAACGCTGTATTCGTAGGCGATGCAGATATTAAAGATATGATTAAGCAAGGTTATATTGACTACATAGCACAAGCCGTATTTGATAGCTTTGATGAGGAGCTTCAAGAGCCGGATTATGAATACATAGATTAATTAGGAGAGCTAAATTATGTCACAGTATAAAA